AAAGATTTGACATTTGATGAGTTTGCTGAATGGTCAAATGCAAGAGCTTGCGATGGAAGATGGTGCTTTACTGATGCAGTAAATGCATGTACAATCTGCACAACTGTATATGATAAAACTCGCTATTGTCTTTTTAAAAAGAAAAAGCGTGAAAAATTATTCAAAGAATTGTGTGAAGAATATTTAAACTTAGAAGCAGAAATTGAAATCGAATAAGGAGGAAATATATGAAAGATTCTAAAAAGATTATGATTACTTGTCCTGTTTGCGGTGCTGAGTATATGCCAGGAGAAATTTTCCTACCAAAACATTTTTTAGGTCAACCAAAAATGACCGAAAAAGATGCAATGACAAAGCATATTCTTTATTCTGATGGAGAAATGGATTTAACTGAAAATTACATTTGCGATAATTGTAATACTCCATTTAAAGTAAACGCAAAAGTTCAATTCACAACTGAAGAAAATAGAAACTTCAACTTCAATAGTGAATATACATCATCATTGAAGAAACCACAATTATTCTTAAACGAAGAGGACTAATATTTTGATCACAATAGAAGAAAAGAAAACCAAAAATCTACCAGGTTATTCTTCTTTAACTGTGAGCTTTCCTTATAGAGCTGAATATGTACAAATAATTAAATATTTTTGTAAACCAGCTTTATATGATGCAAAAACTCACACCTGGGAAGTACCATGCACAAGCTTATCTAAGTTATTAGATAACTTTTGTAAGTATGATGAGGTATCTTTACATCTTCTTGAAGATAGACCAGCTAAAGCAAAAGATAAAGTATTTGAATTACAAAAGTATCAAACTAAACCATTCTCTCATCAACTAGATGGTATTCAATATGGTTTAAATCACGATAAGTTCTTATTGCTTGATGCACCTGGTTTGGGTAAAACGCTAACTATTACATATCTAGCTCAAGAATTGAAGCAACGAGAAGGATTGAAACATGTATTAGTTATTTGTGGTATTAATTCATTAAAATTTAACTGGAAAGCTGAGATTGAAAAACATTCAAAACTTTCTTGCAGAATTTTAGGTCAATATACTAACACAAAAGGTGAATTAAAAGTTGGTTCAGTTGATGATAGATTAGCTGAATTAAAGAAACCTATCAAAGAATTCTTTGTAATAACTAATATTCAAACTTTACGTGAAAAGAAGATTATTGATGCTATTAATAATGGTAAGAATGAATTTGGTATGATTGTTGTTGATGAAATTCATACATGTAAGAATCCAACATCACAGCAAGGAAAGAATCTATTAAAGTTAAAGACAGCAAAACATAAAATTGGTTTAACAGGTACATTAATTACGAATACTCCAATGGATTCATATGTACCATTAAAGTTTATCGAATCTGAAAATTGTAATTTCTCTAACTTTAAATATTACTATATGGAAGTAGGAGATAATTTCCAAGTAATATACAAACATCTTGAAGATTTAAGAGATCAAATCAATGAAGTATCGTTAAGAAGAACAAAAGATATCTTAGATTTACCACCAAAAACTATTATCAATGAATTTGTAGAAATGGATTCAGCTCAAGCAAAATTCTATGATAATGTTAAGAATGGTATTATTGATCAAGTTGATAAAGTTGAGATGACAACTGCTAACTTATTAGCTATGGTAGCAAGATTAAGACAAGCAACAGCATGTCCATCTATCTTAACTACTGAAAATATCTCATCTGCAAAGATTGAAAGAGCAGTTGACTTGATTGAACAAATTACAGCAAATGGTGATAAAGTATTGGTATTCAGTACATTTAAAGAAACAATATATCAATTAACCGAAAAGTTAAAAGATTATGCTCCTATTATATGTACGGGTGATTATCAAGATGCTGAAGTTCAAAACAACAAAGATATATTTATGAATGATCCAAATAGAAAAGTAATGCTAGCAACTTGGCAAAAGATGGGTGTAGGTCATACACTTACTGCTGCAAGTTATGCAATATTTATCGATGTACCTTGGACTAACGCTGATTATGAGCAAGCTCAAGATAGAATTCATAGAATTAGTGCAAAGAAACCAGTATTCATTTATCACTTATTAACACAAAATACAGTAGATGAAAGAGTTCTTCAGATTGTTGAAGATAAAGAAGCAATCAGTGATTATATAGTAGATTATAAAATTACTGAAAAGGGTGTAGAAAGTTTAAAGAAATATATTCAAACATTAAAATAGTTGAATATATTATACTTTTATTATATCATTATTATGTAGAATGGAGATAGCATGTTAATTGACTTATTAAGTACAAATAATTATGTTAGTTACAACATTAAAGTAGCTCAGGTGTTAGGTTTACATCCTGCTATTTACTTATCAGAAATGATGAATATTAATGATAAAGCGATTAGAAAAAACAAAACTGATGGACAATATTTTACTGTAGATAGAGAATACTTTAAAGCAAGAACTATGCTTGATGAAGCTGAACAATTACAAATTGAAGATAGCTTATTAAAAGTTGGTATTCTAGAAAAAACAGATGATAATCCAAATAGTTTATTCTTAAATGTGAATATGTTAACTAGTATTTTGATGAGTCCTGATGAACAATTAATTCAAGATGTATCAAAGATTATTGCTAAGAAAAACAATCCATCTAAGAAGAGAACAAAAGCAGAAGTTATTAGAGAAGGTCTAAAACAAAATATTACTGCTGAAAATGATGAATTGAGAGCAGCATATTATGATTGGATTGACTCAGCTTATGCTAAGAATGGTTGGTTATCTAAAACAGCAATAATTGAAGGTCAAAAGACAATTGATAATTATTGCAATAGAAATTTAGATATGGCATTATATATTATTAAAGTCGCTTCTATTAACGGATATAGAGATATGCAATGGGCAGTCAATAAATTCGAAGCAGATAATAAAGTACATTATAAAGTAAATGCACCTAAAACTGCGCCAGTAAAAGAAGCAGTACAAGCAAGTGAGGAGGTATTCTAATTGATTTTAAGCAATGAATGCTGGATGAAAACGCAATGTAAAAAAGCATTAGTTGGAAGTTGTCCAGAAGAAGCATTTTGTATTAAGCTATTCAAAATGAATGCTCTTTATGATAATGCTTTAATATCAAATGTACAAAGAAGACGTATCGGATTGAGATATGATGCTAATGGAGTAGACCAAGCAGAGTTCCAAAGATTAGCAGCAATTCAAAATGATATTGAGAGCAACGTAAAGAATGGAATGAATTTATATATTCATTCTGTTACTTGCGGTAATGGTAAAACAAGTTGGGCATTGAGAATGATCCAAGCTTATTTTGAAGCGATTTGGCATAAATCAGATATTCAGTGCAAAGCTTTATTTATTAACGTTCCAAGATTCATGTTAGCAATTAAAGATAACATTACTGAAAGAAGTGATTATGTTGAACATATTAAAAGAAATATTGCAAATGCAGATCTTGTAGTATGGGATGACATTGGAACTAAAACAGTAACTCAATTTGAAGCAGAAAACTTATTAAGTATGCTAGATATGAGAATTAATGCTGGTAAAGCAAATATCTTTACATCTAATATGTCTGAAAATGAGTTATATGAAGTATTAGGTCAAAGATTAGCAAGTAGAGTTGTTAACTTATCTGAAAACGTAGAACTTCACGGAGTTGATAAACGTGTATTAGTAGGAGGAAATAAATAATGATTGAATTACAATTTCTGAATGCTTTATTAGATACACAAGATAAATCACTTCTTGTTTTAAACAATATTGATGAATCATTCTTTACATCTTATAAGAATGAATATAATTTCATCAGAAATCATATGGATACTTATCAGAATATTCCTGATAAGCAAACATTTGCTGACCACTTTCCTAATTTCGATTTCATTCAAGTAAATGAGAATCCAAATTATTTAATAGATAGATTATACGAAGAAAAGAATAAAGAAGCTTTAGCAAGAACATTTACTAAAGTTAGAGATTTAGTTAACGCAAACAGAACTGAAGAAGCTATTAACTTATATACTTCAGCAGCAGCTGATATGGTTAAAGCAAAACATTTAGATTGCATTGACTTATTAAGAGATACAACTAGATATAATGATTATCTAGAAAGATGTAACAATTATAACACATTCTATGTTAAGACAGGTTTCGCTGAATTAGATGAACTTATTGGTGGTTGGGATAGAAATGAAGAATTAGTAACTATCGCGGCAAGAACTAATACAGGTAAAACATGGGTTGCTTTAAGATGTGCAGTAGCAGCATTAGAGCAAGGATTAAATGTTGGTATTTATTCAGGTGAAATGTCTGATAGAAAAGTTGGTTATCGTATTGATACTTTAATTAGTCATATTAGTAATTCAGGTATCACAAGAGGTAATGAAGCATATAAAGCACAATATAAAATGTATATTGATGATTTAGCTCAAAGATATCAAGGTTCACTAAAAGTATTAACTCCGGTTATGCTTGGTGGTCCTGCTGGTGTTACAGCATTAAGAGCATTCATTGAAAAAGAAAACTTAGATATCTTAATCGTTGACCAACATTCATTACTAGAAGATGATAGACATGCTAAAACACCAGTTGAAAAAGCATCTAACATCTCTAAAGATTTAAAGAACTTGCAAGTATTGAAAAAGATTCCAATTATTGCAGTTTCACAACAAAACAGATCGTCTACTGAAAATGGAGTTGATGCATCTCACATCGCCCAATCAGATAGAATTGGTCAAGATAGTACAATTATTCTATTCTTTGAAAAGAATGATGATAGTACAATGACATTAAGCTTAGTTAAGTCAAGAGATTCAGTTAACTTTAAGAAATTTAACTATGCAGTAGATTTCGATAAAGGTATTTGGAGATATCTTCCAGATGAAAATGATAATGGAACTCCGACTGATAGAGAAAAATGTGAACAAATTAGAAATGAATTTGATAATCCACAACCTATGGGAGTAGATGGAGTATTTTAATGCAACTTATTATTGACGGAAAACAAATTACAGAACCTATCATTAATATCCTAAAAGAGTTAAGAGAAGAATGTTCTTGGAATGTTTTTAGCAAGATTGAAAATAAAGGTGACTATATTAGATGTACTTGTCCTTATCACTCAGGCGGTAGAGAACAACATCCAAGTTTCTCGGTTTATGCTAATTACAATGGCGATGTTATGCCAGGAACATTCCACTGCTTTACTTGCGGAGAAAAAGGTCAATTACCTAAATTAGTAGCTGATGTACTAGAGATTTCTATTACAGATGCTAAGCAATGGTTGATTGATAAGTTTTGTAATGTTTTTGTTGATACAACAGTTGAATTTCCAGAATGGAATGTATATAATAATAATGTAACTTATCTAGATGAGAGTATCTTAGATCAATATGCATACTTTCACCCTTATATGTTCGAAAGAAAACTAAAAGAAGAGGTAATTAGAAAGTTTAAGGTTGGTTATGACATCGAGAAAAATGCTATAACTTTTCCAGTATGGAATGAATATAGTAAACTCGTTGGGATTACTAGGAGACACACTGATAGCAAGGTGTTTGAGATACCCGCTAACATGGATAAACCAATCTATTTATTTAACGTGATAAAGAAGGAAAACTATCCTTTTGTAATTATCACTGAAGCACAAATTGATGCTCTAACTGCATGGGGTTATGGAGCTCCAGCAGTAGCAATGTTAGGAACAGGTAGTGATGAGCAATATAATATTCTAAATAAATATAGAATTAATTGCTGGGTTACTATGTTTGATAATGATGAAGCAGGAAGAAAAGCTACAGAAAGATTTAATAAGAAAATTAGAAAAGATTGCTTCGTTATCAACATAAAGATACCTGATGGTAAGAAAGATATTAATGATCTTTCTGAGGAGGAATTTAACAAATTATTAAATTCACATAACCTAACATATCGAATTAGTTGATAATATATTTAAACATATATTAAAATAAATTTATAGAAAAGGAGATTTTAAATGGCACAAGTTGATTTTGAAAATTTAAAAAACAGTAATCAAGGTGGTGGCGGAATGAGCTTCCCAAAAACTGAAGACATCGTTTTCGGTTTAAAAGATGGACAAAGAGCATTAGTAAGATTTTTACATGACTCAACATCAGCATTTGACGTAGTATCTACACACTCAGTAACAGTTCCTGCATCTCAATATAAGAGAAGAGTTGAATGTTTAAGACATAGTGATGAACAACCTTTAGCAGATTGTCCATTATGTGCAAGAGGTGATAAAGTAGAATATAGATTCTATGTT